CTCCCTTTCCGGTCAGGCCCCCGTGAGCAGCCTGAACGCCACGGCGGAGCTGACGGCGGCACAGGCCAACGGCGATGCGTGGACGATCACGACATGGAGTTTCTGGAACCTCATTCATGATCTGCTGGTGCTGCTGGGCAAAAGCACGAACATTCAGGCCGTATTCGGACAGGGCCACACTACCGGCGGCTCGTCCGCTGCCGACCTGCTGACGACCGGCACACTGAACACCAAGGGGCAGTTCTTCGGCTACAACACCACCACCAGCGCCGTCAAGGTGTTCCACATGGAAAACTTTTGGGGCGACCGCTGGGAAAGACTGATCGGCATGATCTACGAGCAAGGCGTGTTCAAAGCCAAAATGACACCGGAGGGCAGCGGGTACAACCTGACCGGCGTGGGCTATGCCGCCGTTATGAACGGCATTGTAAAAACAACGGAGCCGACCACGGATGCGTTCGGCGGCTACGTCAAGAATGCCGCCATGACAAAGTTCGGGCTGTTCCCGACCGTCCTCGGCGGCAGCGATGCCACCTATGATTGCGACTATCACTATGGGCTTAACCACATTACTTCCGTGCCGATTGTCGGCGGCTACTGCGGCAACGGCTCGAAGTGCGGGCGCTGCCTGTCCGTCGACAGCGTGGCTGGCATTGCGAGGTGGCGCATCGGCGCGTCGCTTTTCTTACAAAATCCCTCTTAATAGGGGGCGCGGGGGAGCTATCCCCCGCATGGGCGTAAGCCCATAAAAACAAAATCATGAGGGAATAGGCTCACGAAACCCGTGCTTTTCCAGTTCCTCCCGCCCGTGCCGATTGTCGGCGGCAACTGCGACAACGGCTCGAAATGCGGGCGCTACCTGAACGTCAACAACGTGGCTGGCAATGCGAGGTGGAACATCGGCGCGTCGCTTTTCTTTGCCCCTTTCGTTACAACGGAACATCGCCGGAGGCGATTTGAAATATTCCGTCAATGTGAACCTATTTCCGCAGCCCATGCTGAAAATCAACCTGTCAAGAGGCGCGGCCAGTAAGTGCATCGGCACCCACCGTCGCGGAGGGGATAAGAAAGGGAAATCACTCTTGAAAAGTTACAACGGGCTTTTCGATGCGATGATGGTACGCGAGGAAGCGGCGGCATCCATCGAGGAAGCGGCACAGCACAAGAAAGATCGACCGTCTGTGCAATACATTCTGGCGCATAAGGAGGAGGTGGCCGAGCGGGTATGCCGGAAGATCGAGCGCGGAGAATGGCATCCGCCACACCATGAAAAGAAGAAGCTCCAAGAGGGCAGCCACAAGAAGCAGCGCGAGATCGTGAAGCCGCGCTTCGACGACGAGCAGATCGTGCATCACATGATCGTGCGGCAGCTCCGACCGATCATCACGCCGCGCCTGTACCGCTACGCCTACGGCTCCCTGCCGAGGCGCGGGACACACGCGGCGGTGCAGGTCATGACGCGCTGGCGGAACGGGTACGGCGAGAAACGGTTTTACTGCTTCGAGGGCGACGTGAAGCAATTCTACGACAGCATCGACACGGAGCTGCTGAAACGGAAGCTCGACCGACGCATACGGGACAAGCGCTACAAGGAGGTCTTGTTCCGCATCATAGATGGCGCGGGACCGGGGCTGCCGAAAGGCTTTTACCCCTCTCCGTGGCTGGCGAACCTCTACATGGAGGAGTTCGATCATTTCGTGGTGCAGGTCTTGAAGCCAGACCATTACCTGCGCTATATGGATAATCTTTTCATTTTCCACCGGAACAAGAAAGAGCTGCATCGCATGGTGGAGCAGATCGCCTTGTTCCTGAAACGGAGATTGCATCTGCGGCTAAAGGACGATTGGCAGGTGTACCGCTTCGAGAAGAAGAAAAAGCCGGAGGGCATGACGGCGGAGCAGGAAAAGCAATGGCGGCGCAGGGCGAAAGGCCGCGCCATCAACGCGCTCGGCTTCGTACTCCACCGCGACCGCGTTACCATTCGCAAGAGCATCTTGAAGCGGACACGGGCGAAAGCCAACCACATGTACCGGAAGAAGCGGTACACACGGCACGATGCCGCGAGCATGGTGAGCCGCATCGGAGCGTTCAAGCACGCGGATGCCTACGGGTATTACCTGACGTACATCAAGCCAAAGGTATCTATCCACTACTGCAAACGGCGGATTGCAGCGGCGGAGAAGAAAAAAGGAAAGGAATGAGTGCAGCATGACAGAATTTAAGACCGTACACGACAGCCGCGTGGAGGAGCCTGCCACCATCGACACCACCAGCAGCGAAACCACCGTGTACGAGCGAAAGAACATTCGGCAGGAAACCGTTACGCACGGTGAGGGCGACGATGCCGCCACCACAACAGAGTGGGTATACGAGCAGCGGGAATATACCCGCGAGGAGTATAACATGATGCTCTCCCCTGCCATCCAAGGTGTCCAGCAGGCTCTGAGCAATATCGAGCTTGCCATCGCCGCGCTGTAAGGAGGAAAGCTATGAGCGAAAAGTTTGAGTTATTGAGTACAAAGTGGAAGTTTGGGTACATCACCCGTGAGACGCTGCGCGGCTGGGTGGCACTGAACGAGGCGAAGCCAGGGCGCGGCATCACGGCGGCGGAGTACAAGGAGATCACCGGCGAGGAGTACGCCGAGGAGGTGGCAGAATGAGCGGAGAGCTGATTTCTGCCGCGGCCGTTGTGATCGTGGCCTTGATCGAGGCTGTTGCAGCCCGAGAGCGGAAGAAGGACAAGAAGGAGCGCGAGAAGCTCGCCGAGCAGCAGGAGGGGCAGGAGAAGCTGCTGCTGTGTCTAATCGAGGGGACCTGGGCGGCGGTCGCGCTGGCCGAAGCCACAGCAAGAGCGGTGCAGCGCATCCCTGACGCCCATTGCAACGGCGATATGCACGCGGCGCTCAATTATGCCGCAGGCGTAAAGCACAAGCAAAAGGAATTTCTGGCGAAACAGGGCGTCCACGCCATTCTGGACACATGAAGCGGTTCTGGAATATCCCGCATCTGTTCGCAAAGCTGGTGGTGATCTGGTGCATCGCCTTTGCGAGCGGCGCGAGCTACTACGCGCTGCGCATCCTCTCGCGCACGGGGAACGACGCGGCGGGGCTTCTGGCGGTGATCCTCGGCTTTTTCGGCGGAGAATTGCTGTTCATGTGCCTGCGCACGGTTTTGAAGGAACGAAAGACACGGAAGGACGCAAAGGCGTCCGGAAAGGAAGAAAGCAATGAAATTTGAAATGAACAACAAGGTATACGATGTGCTGAAATGGCTGGCGCTCATTGCGCTGCCCGCGCTGGCCGTGCTCTATAACGTCCTTGCGGGCGTATGGGGCTGGCCGTATGCGCAAGAGGTCAGCACGACCATCAACGCAGTCATTGCGTTCATCGGCACGCTGATCGGCATTTCCACGGCGGCATACAAAAAGGAGATCGGCAATGGAGATTAAACAGCTGCGCGCCGACGTGGGCAATTATGGCCCTGCACGAAACGCGCAGGCCATCAAGTACATCGTCATGCACTACACAGGCAACGACGGCGATACCGCGGAGGCCAACGCCAAGTATTACGCCTCGACCGTCGTAAAGAGCAGCGCGCACTACTTCGTGGACGCGAACAGCATCTACCAGAGCGTCCCCGACCTGCACGTTGCCTGGGCGGTCGGCGGCGGGAAGTACCCCTCCTGCCCACAGACGGGCGGCGGAACGCTCTACAACATCTGCCGAAATACGAACAGCATCAGCATCGAGTTGTGCGATGCGAAGCGTGACGGCGTGTATGCGCCTGCGCCGGAGACCATCGCTGCGGCCCTGACGCTGACACGCTCCCTCATGAAGAAGTACAACGTCCCTGCGAAGAATGTGATCCGCCACTTCGACGTGACCGGCAAGCTCTGCCCTGCTTATTGGGCAGGCCGAGAGAACGAGAAGAAGTGGCGGGCGGAGTTCTGGAACCGGCTCAACGAGCCGAGCGAGGAAACGGAGGAGAAAGAAATGCGATACAACACCATGCAGGAGATCCGTGAGAAGGCACCGTGGGCCGCTGATACCGTCCTGAAGCTGATTGCCAAGGAAGCCATCCGCGGCGGCGGGGTGAAGGACGCGAACGGCCTGCCTGCCGATATGGACCTCTCGGCGGATATGCTGCGCATGATGGTTTTCAATGATCGTGCGGGCGCCTACGGCGATTAACGAAAAGGCCGGCCGTTTCCGGTCGGCCTTTTCTCTCAGAAAGGAGGCAAGCTATGCCGTCCAACTGGCTTTACGTTGACACCAATTTCCCGACCTTCACCGGCGAGGAGTCTGCAAACGAAAAGGTGGAGGTCATTCAGAATTACCTCTTCATGCTGGTCGAGCAGCTGCGCTACACGCTGCGCAACCTCGACACCAAAAACATGAACCAGACGGCGCTGAGCAACTTCGAGAACCTGCTGACAGATCCCATCTATGCGGAGATCAAAGACCAGGACGGAAGAATTGCGCAGCTGAGCATTACGGCGGATGCCATACAGACAAGGCTGACGGATGCAGAGGGAAATATTTCCACGCTTCAGCAGACCGCGACCTCTCTTACCGCAAGGGTATCCAACAGCGAGGGAGACATTTCCATTCTCCAGCAGACCGCAACCTCCCTTACGACAAGGGTGACGAACAGCGAGGGAGATATCTCTGTCCTTCAGCAAACCGCGACCTCGCTCACAACGCAGCTTGCGAGCACAAACAAAAAGGTGTCGGGCATTGAGCAGAATGTCTCCACGCTTCAACAAACGGCGACCTCGCTCACCACGCGAGTATCCTCAACGGAAACCAATATCGACGACCTGACCGGAAAGGTGACGAGCGTTGAGCACAATGTTTCCACACTGGAGCAGACCGCGACCTCCATCACAACAAGGGTGGAGTCAACCGAAGCGGACATCGACGACCTGACCGGCGAGGTCACAAATGTTAAAAGCAGCGTATCCACGCTTCAGCAGACCGCGACCTCCCTTACCGCGCGTGTATCCAACAGCGAAGGAGAGATTTCGACACTGAAGCAGACCGCGACCTCTCTCACCACAAGGATCACCAACGCCGAAGGCGACGTCTCGACACTGAAGCAGACCGTAAACGGCCTGACGCTCTCGGTGGAAAACGGGAGTGGGTGGAGCAAGCTGTCTCTGAAGTCCGGCAGTACGACGCTATCCACCAGCGGGCAAATCACCCTCGGCGGAAACGTGGTATTCGTGAGCGACCTCAAGGACGGGAAAACGGTTATCAGCGGCGACAACATCACGACCGGAACGATCTCCGCCTCGCGGATCGCCGTGGACGACCTCAAAATCAAGAGGCTATGGGGGCACAACAGCAACACGCCGGCCATCGACGCATCCAGCTCGACCGACTGGCTCTACATCGGCGGGACCTACTCTTCCTATCTTTACGGCCGCATTTTGCTGCAATCCCACTACGGCGTAGATATCAAGTCGGGAAGCGCCACCACCTACCTCCGCATCGTCCCCAGCACGAGCAACATTGAGCCGCAAGGCGACTGGGACCTCGGAACATACTCTTATCCGTTCGCCAACGCCTATATCAAAAATCTGCTTGTGAGCGGGACGATCTACGGATCGACAACAAACAGCGGGACAATAAAGATTGGCGGGAGCAGCAGCTACTTGAGCTTCTTCGGAGCAACCGGCGCGAGAAAACAATCCGTTTCCACCTCGGCGACGCTCGAAACGCTTATTTCGGCGCTCCGCTCCTATGGACTTGTTTAAGGAGGACATTATGAAAATTATCTGTGCAGTGACCGCGATGAATGTGGTGTGCGAGCTGATGGAGGAAAAGACCAGCTTTGCCTTTGCGCATTCTCTTTGTGTGGCAAAGGATCGCCTTTTGCCCCACGTTCAGTTTTACACCGAAAGCGAAATGGAGATCATTTCCCGCCATGCCATCCAAAACGAGGACGGCACGGCGCTCGACGCAAACGGGACCTTCCGCGTGGACCCGTCGCACATTTCCGATTTCCGGAAAGAGAAGGCGGAGCTGGACGACGTGGAGATCGATTTCGAGAAGGTGCGCGCAAAGCATCCTCCGGAGGAGATCAGCGGCAAGCAGCTGGAGGCTCTGATGCAGGTCATGGACTTCGAGGAGGGATCGGAATGAAGCTGCCGAGCCTGATTTATTCCGACGGTATCCGTAAGGGCGCGCAGGTCAAATTCGGCGGGCTAAACCACAACCTCGGCGCCGGCGACGGTGAGCTGTGGGACATGAGGAACCTGACGAGCGACTACTATCCCCTGCTTGCCAGCCGAGGCAAGCGGCGGCTCTACCGGACGCTCACGAAGGGCAACGGCCTTTTCTCGTGGGATGCGCTCGCGTGGGTGGACGGGACGAAGTTCTTCTACGGCGGCATCGAGCGCGGGAGCGTGGAGGACAGCGCAAAGACCTTCTGCGCCCTCGGCGTGTATCTCATTATCCTGCCGGACAAGAAATACTACAACACGCTCACGGGCGAGTTCGGCTCGCTGGAGAGCACATGGACCGGATCGAGCCTGACCTTCACGAACGGCAAGCTCTTCGAGGAGGAGGCGGAAGCGAACACGATCCAATGCAAGGGCGCGGACTGGTCGGCCTACTTCAAGGCGGGCGACGCCGTGACGATCTCCGGCTGCACGAAGCACACGGAGAACAACAAGACGCCGGTGATCCGCGAGATCGACGGCGACAAGATGTATTTCTACGAGAACGTCTTTACGCTCGACGGGGACACGGGCTACACCGAGAGCGGAAACATGACGGTTCGGCGCACGGTTCCTATGCTACGCTATATCTGCGAAAACGAAAACCGGCTGTGGGGCTGCGACGATACCACCATTTACGCCTCAAAGCTGGGCGATCCGTTCAACTGGAACGTGTTCGACGGTCTGGATACGGACAGCTACGCCGTGGACACCGGCAGCGCGGGCAAGTTCACCGGCTGCGTCTCCTTCCTCGGCTACCCGATCTTCTTCAAGGAGGACCACATCTACAAGGTCTACGGCTCGCTTCCAAGCAACTTTGAGATCATGGGGAGTGCAACACTTGGCATAGCGGACGGAAGCCACAGAAGCCCTGCTATTGCCGGAGAAACGCTGTTTTATCTCTCAAGGTCCGGCATCGTGGCGTACTCCGGCGGCATCCCGCAGCCAATCGGCGCGGCCTTCGGCATGGACCGCTTCAAAAACGCTGTCGGCGGCAGCGACGGGCTGAAGTATTACGTCAGCATGACGGGGCCGGACGGCGAGCTGCTGTACGTCTACGATACGCAGAAGGGCCTGTGGCACACGGAGGACGCGACCAAGGCAAGGTATTTTGCACGCTTCGGCGGAAACCTCTTCCTGCTCAACGATCAGGGCAAGGTGTGGATCGTGGGCAACGTGCAGAACGCGCCGGAATCCACCGAGGAGGAAACCGTCGCATGGAGCGCCGAGTTCGGGGACTTCACAGAAAACGATCCGAACAAGAAGGGCGTGAGCAAGCTCCAGCTGCGCATGGAGCTGGAGGAAGGTGCCGAGGTGCAGGTGTACCTCAAGTTCGACGGCGGCGAATGGCTGAAGGTGGACGAAAAGCTCTGCGAGGCGAAAAAGCGCAGCTACTACCTGCCTATCGTGCCGCGGCGCGGCGACCACTACCGGCTGAAGCTGGAGGGTAAAGGCACCTTCCGGCTCTATTCCCTGACACGGGAGTATTACAGCGGATCGGAATTAAAATCCACACAAGGGAGGAATTAAGCGATGGCATACACCTACGACGACTTCGTGAACGCGGCGAATAAGTCGGGCCTGATGGGGCAGTTCTCACAGGACGACCTCAATCTGGCACAGAAGTATCCGGAGTTCGGGCTGAGCGTGCTGAGTCTGAAGAAGGACTACAACAACGCCACGACCGCGGAGCAGCGGCTTCTCGCCAATCAAGCGGCGAACGAGCTGCGCAAAAGCTACGGCAATTATTCCGGAGGAGCAGACGGCGGCAGCTTCCGCCTGGAGAGTAAGCTGAACCGTCGCTCGGACGACCTGCTCGGGCAGATCGGCAGCTTTGGCTCGTTCTCCTACGGCGAGGCACCGACCTACGAGAACGCCTACGCCAAGCAGCAGAAGGACCTGCTGGACAGCATCTTGGAACGCGAGAATTTCTCGTGGAGCAAGGAAACAGATCCGCAATGGAGCAGCTATAAAAAGAGCTATCTGCGGGAGGGCGACCGCGCTACGGCGAACGCGCTGGCGCAGGCAAGCGCAGCGACCGGCGGCAGACCAAGCTCCTATGCCGTGAACGCGGCTACGCAGGCCGGCGACTATTACGCGACTAAGCTGAACGACATGATCCCGACGCTCTACCAGCAGGCCTACGAGCGCTACCTGGACGAGTACAACATGAAGCTGAACGACCTGAACGCCGTCAATCAGCAGGAGCAGCTGGACTACGCAAAGTACCTCGACCGCCTGGGCCAGTACAACACCGACCGCGGCTTCGCCTATCAGAATTACGCGGACGATTACGACCGGCTGCGCAGCCAGCTCGCCGACGTGCAGGGACAGGACCAGATCGACTATGCGCGCTATCTTGATGAGATATCCAGGCAGCAGACCGCGCAGGACTCCATCCGCTCGCAGGTGGACGCCATTCTCTCGGCGGGCGGCTCGCCCTCTGCGAACCTTGTGAGCGAGAGCGGCTACAGCAGCGAATACGTCAAGGCTCTGGAGGACGCCTACCGCAAGCAGGAGGCCGAGAA